AGTCATAGGCTTGGACAACTTCCAGTTCTTCGCCGTTGAATAGAACAATGTCAGCTTCGTAGCCGTTAGTGCCTTCCTTCTGTTGGCGAACCATTTCATTACTGAAGAGCATGAAGCACCCAGTAGTTCGGTCACCTTCAGGAGATAGCTTAGTTCTGATCCCACGAGGAAGCGGTTGAATGTTACCAGTGATTTCGATTTCAACTGGTGTAGCTTTTACATAGCGTCCATTAACCCACGTACCTTCTGGTTGGCGGATAACAGTTAATGTAACACTGCCAGTTGTCAAGTAACGTGGTTTTGTCCTAATCATTCTTTGATCTTCACTTTAACGGAGTTAAGCATTGTGTCTGTGAAACTCAACGGATCGTTCTTACCCTTGAACTCTGCCCATTTGGGTGAGTTACTTCCGGGGTAATCCTTGATAGCAAATCTGACTTCTTCAGCTAGATGCTCTCCAGCGTCCATTAGAGCCTGTTTGAAGTTACCCCTTGGGGATAGGGCTACCAACGCTGCTAAACGCAGCTTGTAAGCTAGCATGGCCCTTGTGGCCCTATCTTCAACAGTGTTGTCAAAGAACGGTCGAGGTGGATATTCGTCAGCACCTTTCTGCTGCATCCAAGCAACAGCGGCAACTGGGAGGTTATCATTCTCTGGTCCGTATTGAGATTCAGGGAAGAAACCAGTTTCGACTTCAAGAGTCTTAAGTTCTTTCATTCGCTTCTGTAGAAGCTTGACACCACGAAAGTCAATCTTTAGGTCGAATGACATAGTTATTACCATTCTCAACAGAGTTGTCTGTGTTGTATGGTCTTGTGCCCGAAGCAAAACCTTTATAGATTGTAGGACGAACGTTGTCATTGTTAGCATCGTTGTCAAACATATCTTGTTTGCTAATCCCTCCAGCGTATGGCACTGCCACAGAGAGGGTTAAGTTAGGGTCTTTGATAAATAACTCTAGAGCCTTGCGATAGGCATTTGCCCATTCATTCCAGACTTCAATCTGGCCAGTACGCTCACGAGTTGGGAATTTGGTTAGTTCGAAAATGATGTACCTTGCGGCATCAAGTGAACTTCGGTTTACGTTGTCACGGTATTTATCAAGTAGGAACTGATAAGTATCGTCAGGAAGAATCTGGAAGTCTGTCGAGTTATCCCCAACATTCAGTCTCACCTGTTCAATTAGAGTAGGAGCTGCCATTATCTATCCTTTAGAAAGAAAGGGGCTGTTGCCAGCCCCATTTCGATTAGTTGCTTGTAGTAAGTTTCACAAGAACTTGTGGTTGTGTTGCGAAGAACAGTGGTGCAGTTTCAACCTGCATTTCGTGTTGTTCGTCACGGTCATCTGGGTATTCGTAGGCGAACATTTCGCGGCCCACTTGGTTAACACCAGACAGTTTGTTGCTTGGACCGTAGTAGCCACGGAACAGACCGTTCACGTTAGGGATAACGTGGCCAGTGTCAGCAGCAATAGCAGCTTCAGTCACACCTGTAGGCAGACGGAAAGTTGCGTCGTAGGTCATGAAGATCACGCCACGGTGTTCGAATTGGTCAACCGAACCCCAAGTCATCATGCTGTTTGTTTCATCACGCAGACGTTGTGCGCCTGAGTTTTGGTAGTACAGGTAAGCTTGACGGATGTTCGGGTGGCTGATCAGTTTGTCGAAGAACGAACCGTCAACGATAACAACTGGTTTACCTTGAATTGCAGCACCAGTTTTCAGGTTGGTTTGCAGGTAACGCTTCAGTTCGCTGATTTTCTTGTCGATATCAGTTGTTGAAGTTCCCAGTACGAAGTCGATAACCTTTTGGGTTACGCTGAATTCGTTGAACATATCCGCAATCACAGAACCATCAGGAGTCTTCATGACACCTTTGATAGCTTGCAGCTTCATGTATTCAATGCTTTGGTCTACTTGGGCACGCATATCAGCAAGCTTCTGAGCACGAACGCGAGCGAACTGTTCAGCGGCTTCTGGAGTACCCGGAGTACGCCATCCTTGCAGGTCTTCTGGAACAATGCTGTCACTGTGCTTGAAGTAAGCAAGTGGCAAGCTGAACATTTGACTCTTACGGTCAGTACCCTTAGTCGAGTTACCTTCACGGCGGCTCACTTGAGGCAGAAGAGTTGTTTCGGCTGTGTTCTTATCGAAGATGATCGCAGTTTGCGAAGTACCTTGAGTGCTGAAAAGATTCAAGCCATTGATCAGACCAAACTGATTGTCAATGTTGTTAATCTCGTCGGTCCAGTCGATAAGTTTGTAACCGTTAGAAGTTGAACGAGTAATCATTTAAGTTTTTCCTTATTAGAACTTAGTTGTTAGTAGTCAGCGAATCTGGTTGATCCATAACTTTGAATCCAGCGGCAGTCATCTGAGCGTAAATTGCGTCACGTTCAGGTTGAGTATCTACCGAAGCCCCAAATACAAGACCGGCTTTACCGACGATGCAGTCACGGAAAACAATGACAACAGATGTGTCAGTTGCAGCAGCTACAGTTTGGAAGTCAGGGGATTCAAGACCAGCCCCACCAACATAGATACCAGCGAAGTTCTGGCTACCGTCAGCAGCAGAGGCTTCAAGGATTTTGTACTTACCAGTAGCAGTTACTAGACCAAGTACAGTACCAGCAACATAAGATTTCTGTGCAGCTTCGCTAGCTACAACAGTTTTGCGGCAGTAACCGTATTCTCCACCTTCTTCAGATTGGATTACGTTACCAAGGCGTGGTTTACGAGTGTCAATTAGCGACATATTGTGAAGCTCCTAATTATTTACGAGATTTATTTTGTTGAATGAAACGACCAACAAGTTCAAGGCCAGCATCTGATGCCAGATTGCCATCGGCACCAACGCCTTGTTCTACGAATAGAACGCTTTCGTCAGCAACAGCTTTTGCACTCGCAAATGTTTCAACTACAGCAGCGTAAGCTGTGTCGTCAAGAGCACTCAGAGAAGCAAATAGGGTTTCAGCTTTATCAGCACCAACAGCATCTACAAGAGAGGCTTTACGTGCAGCTAGAGCTAGTTCAGCGGCAGATGCTTGAGCTTCTTCAGCAGCAGCTTGGTAAGCAGCTAGTTGAGATTCAAGTTCTGTCTTGGCAGCAACAACTTCTTCAAGTTGAGCAGAGAGTGAAGCGACTTGGGCAGTTACAGCTTCAAGAGCAGCAACGGAAGTAACAGCTTCAGCAGTAAGTGAAGCAACTTGTGCTTCCAGTTCAGCATTAGCAGCCATATCGGTTGCTCCTTTGTTAAGTTTGAATTGATTGCCAATTGGCATAGTGGTTCCCATTTTTATCTGGTGAAGGTAGTCCTGAAATTCAGCCACCGTCATGATTGCATCAGCAAGTCCAAGCTCAACGGCTTTTTCCGCTGTAAATACTTTTGCTTGTGTTCCAGCAACCATTTCTGGTGTTAGTCCGCGAGCTTCAGCAACGTGAGAAACAAATTGACCGTAGAGGTTATCTACTTTATTTTGAATATCTCCTAAGAAGGCTTCAGTGAAGTTACCTTCAGCGTCGAAAGGAATCTTTGAATCTCCCGCATAAACAAATGTACGAGTGACGCCCATCTTTCTTTCGGCTTGTGATACGTTGGTCAAACCAACTACAACACCAATACTTCCAACTTCTGCCATTGGGTTAATGATGATTTCATCAGCAACACAACTCAGACCATAAGCAGCACTAGCTGCCATCCCGTCAACATAAGCAATAAGCTTAACACCAGCATCATCTGCCATTTGACGAAGTGATTTAGCAGTTTCAAAACATGCGTAAGCTTCTCCACCCGGACTATCAACGTCAAGTACGATAGTCTTTGCACCAGCATCAACCAGAGCTTTAAACTCTGAAGTGAGACGTTGGTAGCTAGATGGTTCTGCTCCACACATTGGTGAGTATTCTAAGTAAGTAAGAGGCCCATCAATTGATAGAAGCCCGATACCTGTGCTTGCGTCATACCCAAGCTCTTTAGCTTGTCGTTCACGCCCGCCGTTGATTGCCAGTTCCACATTGCCGTCATTGCGAGCAGCAAGAACCTGAATAACGTCTGCTAATGCAGACGCTTCAATCAGTTGTGGTTTATTGACAATTCGTTCAGTGAGTCTAAACAGTTTACCCATTATGAATTTGCCTTATTAGCTGTGGAGTTATCTCGTGCTGCTACAGAGTCGCTTGTACCGTTACCGCTACCCTTAGCCATGCCTGCACCTGATTTGCTCTCTGGTGGCCCTAGCAGCTCGTTTAAAGCTGATTGAGACATATCATCGGCAACACGGTCTGGTAGACCAAGCACTTCAGCAATGTAGTTAACGTTGCCCGCTGTTGGAGCAATAAGCCCTGTGGCTTTGATTCGTTGAATAGCTTGTGAGAATCCATCAATATCAATTTCGTCAAGATCACCATATTCAAACTTAGGAAGAACTTCAGTGTCCCAACCATTAAGTTCAAACAGTTGACGCATGAGGTCAGTGTTCAATACATCTTGGATTTCTTTCAATCTCGATTCAATAGCCATAGCCATGATTGAAGATTTACTGTCAGCTAAACTGTAACTACCAACACTGTCTTGACCAAGCTTAAGCATATCTGCGAACAAAGCTTGTAGGATTTCATTGGAGTAACGTTGAATGATTTTGTTTGTGTCGTAACTCTTACCACCAGTTGTACCCATCAGTTCGAATTTGAACAGTGGCTGCTTTGACTCTGGGTCAAACATCTGAGGAAGGATTAAACCGCTTTGCTCGTTCATCTGAATGTTACGAATAACTTTCTGATAGTAGGCATATACAGCAGCTTCTTCGTCAGTTGCATCCGCAGACATATAACGAGGTGGGATGTACAGAGTTGGCATACCGGCTAAGTCACGAGTGATACCGATAGCCTCTTGCTCTTTAATCTCTTGCATGTAACGCCATGAGACATACACTTTAGACAGTGGAGATTTACCTTCTGGGTTATCTCTAGCTACGTCAGTGCGGAAGAGTAAGATTTTCTTACGAGGAATGTGTAACTCTCCAAGAGGGTTATCTTGAAGTAGAGTTGTGTAGCGACCACTATCTGGAATCAAATGAAGGTCTTGAATGACGTGAGTCATTTCACGGCCAGTAGGATCAAACACCCAACCCTTAATAGTTGTGTGAGAACGAATAGGCATCTTGCGAGGTGCAATCAGTCCGTCATTGTAACGGCTGCCATTCTCTTTGTATCTGCGACGATAAACCTTTTCACAAACAGCGAAGCCATAAGTGAAGCAGCTTGTTACTTCCTTGATGAACTGAAACCACGAGTGTTCCATATCGTCCATACATTGTTCTACGAACTTAGCTTTCTTTTTAAGATCATCAGAGGCATCCTTTGGAACTGATACAGTCCATTGAACACGGCTAATCATCATTTCGAAGAGTGACAGGGCAGAAGAGATAGTTGCGTCATTGGCCATTTCATAGTAAGTCTTAATAGACTGTGGCCAGCGAAGATCAGCCCTCGCTTCTTCCATGATTTGTTTAGAGGAAATATGAAGACCAATATAGCCTTGCTCACCCATTCTTAGACGAACGGCTTTATCACCCTGCGTTAGTGAATCAGTTGTTAGGGATTCCATATCCGTCCTTAAATGTTAAATGGGTTTGTCTTCGACATATCTGGAGGTGTGAAACTCGGAAGGGACATATCGGTAGCCAACATAAAGTAGCCATCAGCCACACTGTCAACTTGGTCGTCTTTGATATTTCGTGAACCATCGAATACTTCTAGTTCAAGGAACCAAACGTCATTCCACAAGCCTCTGACAACACGAACACCACCAGCTTCAGCCATAGAGGCGAATGGAGCGAATCTGTTGACCTTAGAGCCACTTGCTGGCTTGAGGCGGCAGTAGTAGCCCCTCTCTGCCAATTCACGCTGTATCGAAGCCGCATAAGCCTTCCCGGCTGCACCGGGGTCTACTGGGATAACCACAGTAGTGTCAAAGCCATCGTGACGAGCAGTTTCAAGGATCAGTTCAAGAACACCACCATGGCGGCGACGTTCACGTACAACATCCTCAACGTAGTAGAAAGGTTCACTTGTTTTTGAAACTAGAGTTCCAACAGTCCAGTCTGGATTTCTATTTGAGTCTGAAGGGAGTGTTCCGCTTAAGTCCCATGATCTAACACGCTTTGCGTACTTAACTGGAGGAAGAGCTACAAGCTCACACCAGTCACGGCTAAAGAATCCAGCAGATGCTTCACGAGCATTCCAGTTACCATAGAGTAGACGTTCTTTCTCGACAGGCTTCAAGCCTTCTAGCCAAGCGACGTACTTAGGGTTAATCTCCATAACAACTGGATTGTCGTAAACGTTAGCACTGATGAAAGTGTAAGATAGAACTTTTTCTGGATCATCGTTCCCTGTGATCAGCATGACCTCTTCACGAGTGTCACCAAAGACATATTCGCCTTTGTCCATACCGAAGTAACGAATGATTCCATCTTTTGATACGTCAGGACGACCATCATCTTGCAGATACCAATCAACCCAAGCTCGCAAAAAGTGATCTGCGTCAGGGTTACAAGTAATCTTCATGTGTGGTTGAACTGATGGGCACTTTGGGTTACGCATACGCGACATGATATAGCTAACCATGTCCAGCGAGAATTGCGTACCTTCGTCAATCAGGAACTGGTTAGCTTCAACACCTTGGTAGTTGATATAGTCAGCTTCTGTTTGGTAGTGCTTTAAGAAGATTTCTGCACCAGATGGGAAAATGAACTTACCATCTTTTTCTCTCCATATATAACCATCTGGGCCATATACCTGATTGAAGTAGTGCTTGCATTTAGAATGGATACCACCCGGCCCCTTCAATTGAGGGATGGTACGACGAGTGATTAGACCGATGAAACCCGGAGTATCCGTATTCTTTAGAAAGTCGATAACACCGATTTCGGACTTACCACTACCAGCAGCTCCACCGAAGATTGTTACATCTGCCTGTGAGCGAACAAACAGCTCTTGCTTGTGTGAAAT